ATGAGCGGCGCAATCACGCCGCTAGCCGTCGCGCAGCCGGCGAACGTCGAGGCACCGCGCGTCGGCGGTTTATCAATTGACGAGATGAAAACGATTGCTCGCGCGATCGCGGGGTCGTCGTACTTCGCCGGGATCGAAAAAGCCGAGCAGGCGTTCGTGAAGATCCTTTACGGCGCCGAGTTGCAAATCGGGCCGATGGCCGCGATCGCGGGTGTTCACATCGTCGAAGGCAAGCCGTCGCTGGACGCATCGCTTATCGCTGCGCGCATCAAGCAGTCGGGCCGATATGACTATCGCATCCGCCGATCGGACGAGAAGGGTTGCGAAATCGAGTTCTTCGAGCGCGGCGAGTCGCTTGGGCTGTCGACGTTTCTCGAGGTCGACGCCGAGCGCGCGAAGTTGTTGCAGAAGAACACGTGGCAGAAGTATCCGCGCGACATGTATCGCTCGCGCGCCATGACGCGCGGAGCTCGCATGTATTGCCCCGACGTTTTTAACGGCGCCGTCTATACACCTGAAGAGCTTAACGCGCCTGACGCACCGGAGCCGATCGCCGAGATCTCCGTTGCGCCAGCCGTGCAACCAGCGCCGATCGAAAACGCGATTGCGGGCGCTACAACGCAATCCGAACCTGAATCCGATACTCAGGTCGAGCCGGAGCAAACGCAAGCCTTAGCGAGTTCTTCTGAGGGCAAACCGGCAGATGCGCAGGGCGACGATGCCGCGATTACCGCCTGGATCGAGACGTGGTTCGCAAAATATCAGGTGCCGAGCGACGACGTTGATCTACTCGAGCTTACCGGTCAAGTGAGCAGTGACGGCGGCGTCACGGTGACGTACGACTGGCGACAGCTGCGCATCGAGGAGAAGCGCGAGCTCGTGCGCCGCTTCTCGAAAAAGCGGGGGTACGCGACGCGTGGGTAGCGTTCGCGCACTTCGCGAGCTCGCGAACGACGTTGACGGTCGCGTGCGCACGACTCTGCAGAGTGCCGACGCACCGACACGCCTCGAGCAGTTGCTCGCGATCGCGATCGACGCACTCGTGGCGATTCACGATCGCCTCGCGCTTAGCTCGGGTCCGAGCGCGTCAACGTCAGGCGATGATGAGCCACTGACGCTCGCGCAGATCTACACGCAGTACCCCGCCCTTTCGAAGTCGCGCTTGTACGACGCGATGAGCGGTACGGATTGCAAGACGCCTTTGCGTTACGTCCAGTTCGAGCCGTCCGGCACGCGCTTTATCCGCCGCGGCGAGCTGCAGCGCTGGATCCGCGCGCACGAGATCGGTGGTGCGATTTGACTCGTCGAGAGCAACGCTATAAGTACGCGCGGCCGGCGGTCGAGGATCGCGAGGATTGGCTCACACGCGCGCTTTGGACGCGCGAAGATCACCCGCTCCTCGAACGGATCCTGATTGGGCTCGTTGTCGTCTGCTTCACGATCGAGGCGACGTATCAGATCTGGGTGCATTTGGCACGCGCTGCGGCTACTGCCGCGCGCGCGCAAGGGCTCTGATCGTGTGGATCTCGATCGCGTGGTAGCCCTACTTTCCGAAGCGTTCCGCGAGTGCGGGCACGTGCCGAGTTACCGGCCCATCGCAGCGATGATTCAGCTCGCGAATGGTGGCCGCGGCGTGCGCGCAGAGCGAGTTCGCGAATCGCTCAAAAAACAGGCCGGGACTCACCCGGGACGCGATTTTCCCTCGTGCGGGACGCAGCCGGGACTCAACCGTGATATTTCTGCCATCGCCGCATTAGATGATCGCGTGCGCGCAGATCTCAACGGATTTAGTTTAGTAGACGCTTCAGAGACTACGGTCTCTGTAGCCGCTAACGCAGCTACAGAGACCTCCGTCTCCTCACCGTCCGAGCAAATGACTTTGCTCGATGTGAGCGGGACCAAAAAACGTCGCCGTGCTCTCAAGCCGGAGCCGACCGAGAAGCAGCTGCGAACGTGGGCGATCCGTGACGCGATCGCGCGCATCGTCGAGCCACACCTTCGCGGCATGACGATCTCGCGCTGGAAGATGGTCTGGACCAACGTCGCCGCGGATCTTTCCGATGCCGGCGTCACGCCAGATCAAGCCGTCGACGCATGGCTCGCGCATTACAACCGCACGGGCATCCCGATCATCAAGCTTTCGTCGCTGCAAGATCGCATCGCGCAAGACGCCGCAAAGAACGCGCCCGCCGAAGAGATCTTCGAGCCGTTCTGGGACGAGAATGACGACGTGGTGCGCTAGGTGGGCGCTGAAGGCGAAAAGCTCGAGGCGTACTTTCGTCGCCCAAGAGTGCGTCCGATCGCGACTGGCTTTTTGGCGGTCGATCGCGCGCTCGACGGCGGCGTGCGCCCCGGAGAATCCACGATGATCGGCGGGTTCACGGGTCAGGCGAAGTCGGCGTTCGCGGAACAGGTCGCGCTCTGGACGTCGATCTCCGGGTGCCCGACGCTCTACCTGACCTACGAACTCGGCGAAGATCTCACGCGGCTGCGCATGGGCGCGAAGATCGCGCGCACGAGTATCGGCTCGTTCAACCGCGGCGGTCTCGACCTGATCACGAAGCAAGAACTCGCGGCGCGCGATCTGGATATCTTTCAGCCGAAAAAACGCTCGATCGACATGCTCGAGGCGATCGTGCGACGTGGCAAGCATCAGCTCGTGATCATTGACGACTGCCGCAACATCGACGGCGTGATGATGAGCGCCGGCGGATCCGACGCGCACAACATCGCCGCGCGAATCACCGAGCTCGCGCAGCGATACGGCGTGCATATCCTCGCGCTACAGCAGCTTGATCCAAAATCGTATCGGCTGGGCCCCAACGAGTGGCGATTTCAGGATTCTACGGCGTTCGAACAGCGCGCATTCAATAGCCTGACGGTTTTCCGGCCGTTCAAGCATCGCGGGCTCCGCGAGGATAAGGTCGCGGAGATCCGCATCCGGAAAAATCGCTGGGGACCGAGTGCAAAAGTTCACTATCGCTGGTCTGGCGAGACGATGACCTTCTGGGAATTCTCGCCCGAAGAGCTCGAGCAGCTGCAGTGCTGCAAGCCGAAAGCGAAGGCCACCTCATGATGGCCGCGGCGGATCTCGCGCGGTTATATCACGACGACTACCGCGCGTGGTTTTACCGGCAGCGCGCCGAGCTTGCGGCGCTCGATCGCCTCATCGTCGCAAAAGACGCGGCCGAGCAGTGGGATCCGATCGCAGATCTCGCGGCGCTCGGCGTTCAGCGGTCGGCGATCGCGTGGGAGCTCGGCGTGCTCGCGACGCGCTTGTGGCTGCTCGAGCTCGCGCAGCGCGCCGATGAGTATCAGCTCTGGCGTTATATCGCGATGACCGCGCAGTGCGTGGTCGCGAAACGGCACGGCCGAAAGTTTGGCGTGCCAGCGATGACGCTAGCCGATCTCGAGCAGGCGCGTCTCGAGCTCGAGATCAGTAACGAGCACTGGCTACGCGTTCGCGCGACAGCCAGCTGGGCGCTACGCGGACTCGGCGGTGATGCGTGACGCTGCCGCTTTTTGATCAGTCACCGCCGCACCGCGAGATCCGCGCACGCGATCTTGGCGCCGTCGAGACCACCTATTGCACCGATTCCGAGGGCGTCATCCGCTTCGAACGCGGCACGCTCGAGCTCAGTCCCGAGCAATGGTTTGCTCTTCACACCGTATTCGCTAGACCGAAAGGACCGAATCCATGAGCGCAGTTCAGACCGGCGTCGCGACGATGGCGCCAAAATCCCGTAAGTGCAACGCATGCGGTGTTGCGAAGGGCAAGCCGCACGAAGAGGGTTGCCCGAACTCCGGCTATCTCGACGCGGGCAAGCCGGTGATCAGCGGCAAAACCGGTGCACCGATCGTCGAGGAGACTCCGGAGAAGAAGCCGGCTAAAGCCAAGATCGCGGACGAAGATCGCGTGTCGCCGCCGTCGCTGACGGTGCAGCACGTCAAGAATCTGTCGGCGGCGATCGAGACGCGCGAGCTCGTCGGACTCAAGCAGCCGTTCACTAAGAGCGTGTTCTGCGAAGAGGTCCACATCACGAACGGTCGACGCATTGGCTGCAGCGCGCTCGCGGTCGTCGCGATCGTTGACGAGAGCTCTTGCGGCGAGTGCGGCAAGGTCAAAAGCGATCGCAAAAAGGCACTATGCATCACGCACGGCGCACGCTTTGCAAGCGGCGAGCCGATCGATCCGCAAATGGCTCTGTTTCCGAGAAAGTCGGCGTAACGTGGAGACGGAAAAATTAGCCGCAGTTCTCAAGATTCACGCGGATTGGATAGCTGGCCGCGTCGGCGGCATCCGCGCGAATCTCAGCAACGCGAATCTCAGCGGCGCGGATCTCAGCCGCGCGAATCTCAGCAACGCGAATCTCAGCGGCGCGAATCTCATCCGCGCGAATCTCAGCGGCGCGTATCTCATCCGCGCGAATCTCAGCGGCGCGGATCTCCGCAACGCGAATCTCAGCGGCGCGGATCTCCGCCGCGCGAATCTCAGCAACGCGAATCTCAGCGGCGCGGATCTCAGCAACGCGTATCTCAGCGGCGCGAATCTCATCCGCGCGAATCTCAGCGGCGCGGATCTCCGCCGCACGAAGATGCAGATACCGGTCGTGGAAAACATCGACGGCAAAATCCTCGCCGCGATCGAGGCGAAGCCCGAAGCGTTCGACATGTCTGTCTGGCACAAGTCATGCGGCACAACGCACTGCCGCGCGGGTTGGGCGATCGCGCTAGCTGGCGAACCCGGATACGCGCTTGAGAAAGTCATGGGTCCCGCGGGCGCCGGCGCGCTCATCTACGCAACTTCGCGACCGGGGATGCGCGTGCCGAATTTCTACGCGTCGAACGCGGACGCGATCGAGAGCATTCGAGCTGACGCCGCAGCGGCGCAAGGAGCGTCGGCGTGACCGTTGGCAATCTTAAAGCTCCCGAGGATTCGAACGTCTTCGAATGCGACGAAGGCAATGGGCCGTGCAATAAATGCGCGGACTGCGTCGACGTCGAGCCCGAAAGCCTGTGGCGCGAGCGCAACGAATTACTCGCAGACTTCGATCAGGCGATCGAAAGCGTCGAGGGCGACGACGGCTCGGACTTCTCCGAAGTCGGCCGAGCTGAGATTGCGGTAAAGCGCGTCGAGTTCGAAGTCGCGATCGGAACGCGGGACGCGCTTGCAGACGTCGTCGACGAACTGCGCGAGCTCAACAAGCTCGTGCGACGGGTCATCGACGAGGCGTTGATCCGAAAGACGTTCAAATCGTGATCGTTGATCGACGGCGCACTCGGCCGTTGGCGCGGCGCGAACAAGAGCTGCTCCTCCACGCGCTCGGGCTTTATGCTGATCTTGAGACCGAAGTCGGCAACACGACGACGGCTCGGCTACTGCGCGAGCTTCTCGGCGACATCGAGCGATCAACAATGGTGATCGAGGAGTGTGCCGCGTGAAGAAGAGCGTATGCGCCTCGTGCGGCGCAGAGATATACTGGGCGATCACGGAAAAGGGCGCTCGGATACCGGTCGACGTGAGGCCCGACGATCGCGGAAATCTTGGGCTCGAGCTAAACGGCGTGACGACGATCGCGCGCGTGATCCCGCGCGACGTCGAGCTGTTCCCGGTCGCCCGATACTTTTCGCATTTCGCGACGTGTCCGAGCGCGGGCATGCATCGTAAGCGGCCGCGGAGCGCGCGCGTATGAAAGCTGGGCTCGAGATCTCGTATTGCGGCGACGAAAAAGAGAGTGTGCCAGCTATATCGCTGCGCATACGCGTCGCGGAGAACTTCGTAGTCGTTCGGTCGCACAACGAAAAAGGCAATGAAACGTGGCTGCGGTCGTTCATTCCGTTCGAGGAATGGGATCGCATCGTGGCGTTCGTGCGACAGGAGCGCGATCGTCTCGAGGCTGAGACGTGAAGATCATCGGCATGGACCCGAGCTTACGTGGTTTCGGGATCTCGGACGGTACGCGCCACGAGGTCATCCGCACGAAATCGGGCTGGGATCTCGACGAGCGCATCGACTTGATCCTCGAACGCGTCGACGAGTTCATCGATCAGCGCGAAGGTGACGCAATCATGATCGCGATCGAAGCGCCGTTGCTCAACACGCGCGATCTACCGGGATCGCACCTTTACGAAATCGGCGCGCTGATGCGCGCGATCCGCGCCGAGCTCGTGGCCGACATGCGATACGGCGCGACCGTGATCTATCTCGAGGTCCAGGTCACCACACTGCGCCATCACACCGTCGGCGTCGGCAACGCGGCGAAAGAAAACTTGCCGTACATGGTCGAGCAGATCCACGGACTCACGTTCGAGGACGATGCCGGTATCGACAAACTCGTCGCATGGTCGCTCTGGCGTTACGCGACGGCGGTGCGTACCGGTGAGATCGTGCACGCATCGGCGGCGGCGCGGGGGCAGGGCGTGCGCGCGCGGCGATCGCAACGGCGCGTAGCACGCGAGCGCGACAGACGGTTGGCATCGTGAACGCGGAAGATGCGGTTTGCGTCGCGCAGGCGCTGGCCGCAGGATTATGCACCGAGGCGCTTCCAGGCTCGGTGATCCTGCTCCGGTGCTCGCTGAACGCGGATCACGCGCCATCGCCCCATCGCGCTGTCGTCGATTGCAATAACCCGGAAGTTTTCGTGCAGTGGCCGTGCGGCTACGATGGCCCGAAACGATGAGACCGCAACCGCAACCGGCACCATCAAAGATCTGCGTGTGCGGATGGTATCTGCCGTCGGTGCTTGATGGCCACGCGACACGTCACGCCGCGTTCTTAAAACGCCGGCAGATGGTCGAAGCTGGTATCATTCGAGAGAAAGGCCGACCCCGGAAGGGTTCCTCATGAAACGCTTCATCCGCGATCTGCGCGATCTCGCTGCCATCACCGCCTTCTTTGGGACGCTCGCCTATCTCACGATGCACAACGAGCTGCTCGCGGTCGCCCTTGTTGCGGCGCTCATCATCGTGGCTGCAGAGCAAGAGCGGCGGCAGAAAGCGCGCATGCGTAAATCGGCGGCGATCGCGAAAGTCGTTCAGGCGCTGTGCGAGCATTGCGGCTTTGCGATCGACGCGCCGAACGCGATCGAGTGCACGAGCGCCGCGCATCCGCAACTGCGGCGCAGGGTACGGCGCTAGGTGGCTAGGCAGAAACGGGCGGGGACGGAAGCAAAGCGCGGACGCGGTCGGCCGACGCTGCTGACGCCCGCCGTGCGGCGCAAGATCGTCAAGGCGCTCGAGCTCGGCAACACCAAAGACGACGCGGCTCGACTGGCCGGAATCAAGCCCGCGACGTTCTATGAGTGGCAGGCGAAAAACCCCGAATTTGCGGACGCCGTCGCGCGCGCATGTGAAACCGTCATGCCTAAACTCGAGCAGATCGTGCACGGCGCCGCGCTCGATGGTGAATGGCGCGCGGCACTTGCGATCCTCGAACGCCGTCATAGCGGATGGAAGAAAACCGTCGCGATAGAGGGTGGTGATCCGGGCAAGCCGGTGCAGATCGACGCGGGCGCCGAGCTCGCGCAGGTCGCGAAAAAGTTGGCGGCGCTGCCGACCGAGGCGCTCGTCAAACTCGCGAAGTCGTCGTGAGGATCGTCGCGATTGCGGCGGTGATCATCGCGTCGATCGTCGCGCTGCTCGCGGCGTTGCAACGCTTTGGTTTTGAGGCGCGTGCCAGCTGGGGTGACGGACCGCTCTGAGTTCTTTAGCGCGCAATCTGATCGCGGCGGAAGCGCGTAAGATCCTAGCAACGCGCCGGTTCTCCGACTATCTGGCGCTCATTGACCCCGCATACGACGCAACGCTCGAGCACTCGCGCGCGATCGTCGCGCATCTGCAGGCGCTCGCGGACGGCGACATCGAGAACCTTGCGATCGTGATGCCGCCGCAGCACGGCAAGAGCTATCATTTCAGTGAGCATTTTCCGGCGTGGTACATGGGCGTTCACCCGTCGCGCTGGGTAGCGATCGGCGCGTACACGGGCACGCGCGCCGACGCTGCGAGCGAAAAATGTCGCGATCAGCTGAACGACCCGCGCTGGCCATTCGCGGGCGTCACACTTGGTGCGAAACGCCGTGCGGATGAGTGGTCGACGAATTATCGCGGCGAGATGCACTCCGCCGGCATCGGTGGTTCGCTTACTGGTTTCGGCGCAAATCTGCTCGCGATCGACGACCCGATCAAGGGTCGACAGCAAGCGTATTCGCTGACGTACCGCGATGGCGCATGGGATTGGTACACGACCGTCGCTCGCACGCGCGCGCGCACGCCGTTTCACCAGCTGCTCGGCCTCACGCGCTGGCACGACGACGATCTACTCGGGCGCATCATGAACACGAAAGGCTGGAAGTCGTGGACGTTGCTGCGTTTGCCCGCGATCGCGGAAGCCGACGATCCCCTCGGGCGAACGATCGGCGAACCGCTGTGGCCCGAAGATCTCGGCGGACCGCCGCTACCCCAAGTGCAGCTCGGCGAGATCTCGAGCAAAGACTTCGCGGCGCTGTATCAGGGCGATCCGTCACCGACCGACGGCGACGTTTTTCGCGCGAGTTGGCTCGAGCGCAAGTGGCGCGACTTTGACCACGTGCTCGATCGCGCGGTTGGTCTGTACGTCGCGCTCGACGGCGCGTGGAAAGAGGGCGTGGAGAACGACATGTCCGCGCTCGCGACGTGGGCGCTGCACGAGACCGAAGGCTTCGGCCGCGAATTCTCGCTTGTGCACGGCTGGACAGCGCGCGTCGACTATCCGAAGCTCAAGCGCATCGTGCGCGGCTACGCAGAAGAGTTCATGCCGACGGCGCTACTGGTCGAAGATGCGGCGTCAGGCATTCCGCTGGTGCAAGAGCTGCGACCGTCGTCGGATTTTCCCGTGATAGGAGTACCGACCGGGCGCGCATCGAAGCTGGCCCGCGCGGAAGCGATTACTCCACTATTCGAATCCGGCAAGTGCGCGATCCCCGACAAACCGTCGCCGTGGCTGACAGAATGGATCTCTCAGCATCTGCGATTCGATGCGGGTAAGCGCGACGATTTCGTCGACACGACCTCCCTCGCGCTCGGATACATGAACCGAACGCCGCGGCGGACGTGGGGCAAGATCGACACCGCGAATCGAAGGAGCAACTAATGGCCGAAGTCACGATCGCAACGATCCCCGTCGATATCACGAACATCCAGGCGGGTCAGAACTTTTCGCACATCACGTTCGCGGTGCTCGACCCGGCGTCGACCGAAGGCGCTGGCCTTGCGGGCATCGGCGATGAAGAGCTCGCGATCGACGTTGCGAACTCGATCGCGTCGCAGCTGACGCTCGGCCCCGCGTCGCTGGTTTTCCAGCAGCCGTAAGATGAGCTGGCTACCGCCGGCGAGCGCGATGGCGCCGCCGGTGGCCGCAGCCGCGATCGCCACGACGACACGCAGCGCGCAGACGATCGCGCCGTACGCGCGTTCCGTGCGTGCGATCACCGTCGGCGGCCAACAGAAGCGCGGGGCGAAGATGCTCAAGAACTTCGCGCGCAACAACGAGTGGGTCGCCAACGCGATCTTTCGTCGTCGGCACGCGCTCGAGGTGGCGAAGTGGCGCATCGTGCGCACGGATGATCCGCTCGCGCCGGTCAATCCCGCAGTCGCGAAAGCCGCGCGTCAGCTCTTCACGAACCCGAACCCGACGCGCATCTCGTTCCGCGAGCTCCTCGGCAAAGTGCTCTTTGATCTGCTCGTGCTCGACGCGGGATGCATCGAGAAAGAATTCAACGCGCGCGGCGAGATCGTGGCGCTGTGGCCGGTCGCGGGCGAAACGATCACGATCGATCCGCGCTGGGAAACGCACGCGAACCCTAACGAGCCACGCTATTTCCAGTACGAAGGCTTCCAGCTCATTGCGTCGCTGACGAACGACGAGCTGCTCTACATGATGCACAATCCATCGACGGACTCGCCGATCGGGTGGTCGCCGGTCGAAGCAACGGTACGCATCATCGAGGCCGCGCTGTACGGCGAGCAATACGACTACGAAGCGATGAAGCAGACGGCGCCGGACGTGCTGCTTGATCTCGGTCCCGGCACGACACCGCAAGAGCTGCAAGCGTTCCGCGAATACTACGAGCAAGAGATCGCGGGCACGCGCACGACCGCGATTATGGGCGGTGGCCCTGAAGGCTCGGAAATCAAAGCGGTCCAGTTGCGACCGACGAATCGCGAGCAGCAGCGCATGGAGTACAAAGCGTGGCTCGCCAAGATCATCACGACGATCTTTGAGCTCGACCTGACCGATGCGAATCTGATCGCCGATGTGAATCGCTCGACGTCGAAAACGTCAGCAAGCAAGACCGATCGCGGGCTACTCGCGCTCGCCGAATGCGTAGCCGGCTACTTCACGCGCGAAGTCGTGCAGTTCATCGACCCGAATCACGGCTTCGAGTTCGCCGATATCGTGTCGCGCGACGAATTCCAGCAGGCGCAGATCGATAAGATCTACATGTCGATCGGCGTGACGTTTCCGAACGAAATCCGGCAGCGCGAAGGCAAAGATCCCGTCGAGTGGGGCGACGAGCCGTACGCGACGCAGACGACGGCGCCGCTCGATAACCCTGAGCATCCGGGCGAAGGCGGCGGTGAAGAACCGGCGGGTGGCGACGACGATCCCGAAGATCCGAAAGACGGCGGAGGTAGCAAGGCCGCGAACCCTTTCGGTCGCGGCTTACCCGCGCGGCGGTAATCCCGGACGACGGCCCCAACGCGCAGCGCGAGCGCGATCTCGTGCGATCGCTCGACGAGATCATCGCCGCAAGCCGTACGCGCCTCGAACGCGCCTGGTCGCATCATTCGCAGCTGATCAAAGACAAGATCCGCGCGCGCGTCGGTGAGAAAGCGATCGCGCGCGATGTGGGCGAGTTTGACGACGACGATTTCGAGGACGAACTTGCAGATCTCGTCGACGACATGCTCGCCGAAAAGCCGTACATTGATGCAGCGAAAGCGGGCGCTGCGGCTGTTCCCGACGTCGGCGATCGCGGGATCGATCCGCACGCACTAGGTCGCGCGCAGGCCGAATATCGCCGCAAGTACGCCGAAGCCGTGCCCGCGCGAATCTCCGGCAATCTCGCCGCGTGGCTGAACGAATCAGCGCCGGATTACGACGCGGACACCGATGCATTCTGGGCTGCCGTCGACGACAAGATCGCCGCGATCGGCACCGACGTCACGCGGTACGCGGATCCGCCGTGGTCATCGGGCATGAGCGGATACGGCAATCAGCTCGGCGCGATGGACGTGCAGCTCGTGTGGACGCTCGACGACGAAGCGGAACACTGCGAAGATTGTCCAGCGCTCGCCGCGGGATCACCGTACACGATCGAAGCGATCCCCACGTGGCCGGCACAAGGCGACACCGAATGTCTCGATCACTGCCGCTGCGTGATCACGGCCGATCCGCAGAGTTGGGCCGATGCGTTCGGTGAGCAAGCCGCGTAAAACGAAACCGCCGCAGATCTGCAGATCTACGGCGGCATCGCCTACTCACGCTGGCTCCCGAGAACGCGCATTTCGTGGTTCATGGGACCCTTCCGTGTGGAGTGCGGATTATTCAGCTTTCGCATGACAGACGCGCTCAACCCGTCGAAACCGCGCGCCGTCAGAGCTTCGCCGTCTCCACCGGCAGCAAAGCTCCATCGGAGACGTTCATGCCAGTCGTCAAGCCTCCCAAGCGCGCGTCAGCACCGGGCGATTTCAAGATTTTCACGCGCGAACTCGAGCTGCGCAAAGCGGCCGACGACGCGGGCAAAGACCAGCTTTACATCGAGGGTTGCGCGAGCTCGACCGTGATCGATCGCGGCGGCGATCGCATCTCGCTCGCGTGCCAGCAGAAGATGCTCAATCAGGTCAAAGCGATGACGCTCTGGCTGAACCACAGCTACGAAGTGCCCGAGGACGTGTTCGGCACGTGCGAAGAGAGCTATCTCAAGACGGCCGAAGATCCCGAACAGGGTCAGTGCACGGAGCTCTGGATCCGCGCGCGCGTCGACCAGAACAACGATCGGGCGGTGAAAGCGTACACGCACATCACCGAGGGAACGAAGCTTGGCTTCTCGATCGGCGGACGCATCCTCGATTGGGAGTTCGAGGATACGCCCGATGGCGACTGGGTATTCATCATCACCGATATCGATCTGTTCGAGGTGTCGGTCGTCGGCATTCCCGCGAACCAGCGCGCGTACATCGAGCAGATGGCGAAAGCGCTGCGCAAGTCGATCGACGTGCGGCCCGAAGCGACCGCGAAACCGACAGCCGACGAGCTCGCAGCGAAACGCTCGTCGTTCCTCGATGCCATCAAGAACACGCCGCGGCCGACCGTCGGTAAGCCGAAGCTGTCCCCGAAGATGCTCGAGATCGCGCGCAACGTCGATCCCGAGATCCGCGAAAAGCATCCGCAGATCGCGAAGTTGCTCGATCAGCTCGCCGCCGATGCCGCAACGGGATCACCCGAAGTGAAACCGTCCGCGATCGCGGGCCTGATGCGCACCATCAAAGAGCTCACCGACGACGATGGCGTCGACGACGAGAACGCGGAAACGCCCCTCAGCGACGATCAGCAAGAAGTGCTCTGTAGCGCGATGCAGCACATCTCCGACGCAGCCGGCCACGGCGTTTGCAAGATGGCGATGGAGTCTCTGAAGGCCGCGCACGGAAAAATCGGATCGCTTCTGCCAAAGGACAGCGACGCCCCAGAGTGGGAAGAGGCGGGCGCAACGGTCATCGACGTGAAGGCGATCGAGTCCGGTCGTATCTCGAAGGCAGCGGAAGAAGCCGAACAGCAAATCGCTGATCGCGCCAAAGCGCTCAACGCCGAGCTCGACAACGTACAGAAACTCTTAGAGACCAAGCGTGAAGAGCTAATGGAGATCGAAGCTCGGATCGCGACCAGGGGAGCAATCCCACTCGGACGGCGCTCAGCCGCCTACGCCAGTGGAAGCTACGGAACCCGAACGACGGACCCGACGCATCGTGCGCGTTCTGCGCATGAAATCGCCCGCGATCTATCGCGAGCGAAAAGCGGCGAGACCGACGACGCTCGACTCCGCAGTATTCGCTAGAGCCGTAGGAGCACCACATGTCCGTCACCGACGTTCCGGTCATCAAATCGCCCGAAGAGCGCATGGCGGCGCTGCAGGCCGAGATCGACGCCCTCAAAGCTAAAGCCGCCGATCAGGGCACATCGAAGCTCGACGCTGCGATCGACAAACTAGCGCGCACGCTGCATACCGATCGCCGCGAGCGCAAAGAAGCCGGAGCGTATCCGCTCTGGAAGCCGCTCGACTTCGACGACATGCCGCAGTACAGCTATCAGGGCTTCGAGCGCCAGATGGCGCAAGGCGCGCGCGACGCACTCGTCGCCTCGGGCGCATCCGCGGATCTCGTAAAGGCGATCGATTCGCTCGGCGTCGGTCCGTTGATCCGTCAGGATCTCGATCCGACCGTCTACGAGCTCTTCGTGAAGAAATTCCCGCTGTACGACATGATCGATAAGATCCCGTCGAACGGCGAAGTGCACGCGTACAACCAGCAGACGAGCTACGGCGATGCGCAATTCATCACCGAATCCGGCTCGGTCACGGATGACGCGAACGTGTACACGCGTGCGTACGCAGAGATCGCGATTCTCGCGACGCGGCGCGGCATCACGCTAAAGGCCCTCAACGCCGTGCGGGCCGGCGGCGTCGCGTACGATCCCGAAACGCGCGAGATTCAGGGCGGCATTACTGCGCTCGTGCATCGCGCGCAAGCCGCGATGTTCCGGTACCAGCAAAGCGATCCGACGTCGACGACGGCAACGGCGCCGAACGGCCTCTACAGCCCGAACTCGTTCAACGGCATGCGTTGGACGCTCAACAATAATTCGCCAGCGGCGAACACGGCGTCGGTCGACGAAACCGCAACGTACGCGGTCGGCCAGCAGCCGACGACGAAAGCGATCCGGCTCGCAGCAAACAACGTGATCGACGCCGGCGGAAATCCGAGTGCCGTGCTCCTGAGCATCAGCTCGCGCGAATTCATCGTCGACGAGATGCTGCCGCTGGTTCGCATCAACAACACCGTCGAAGTCGTGCCGGGTCTGACGGTGCCGAAGATCGTCGCGGGCGAAGCCGAGCTTCCGCTTATCGCGATCCCGGGCGATTCGATCGGCACGATCTCCACGGGCGGCCACACGTACCAAGACGCGTACGTCGTCGACATGGACATGCTTGCGTGGGCGTATCTCGGCGGACCCGCACCGACGATCCTCGAGATCCCGGTCGGCACCGACGGCACGCTGCGCAAGCTCTACATCCCGTTCCTCATGGGCGGCCTCGTGCAATTCGCACCGCTGTTCATGGCGCGCGCGCAGCTCAAGACGAGCTAAAGAGTTCCCCTCGGGGGACAAACGTGAGGGCGCTCTGTGGAGAGAGCGTCCTCACGGAACCTTTTCACAAACGACGACGGAGCGATCACGATGCAAGAAGTCACTTTCCCGGCACACACGCGCGAAGGCCAGCGGTTCTTGACGCCTGCCGGCGTCGTGACCGTCGGCAAGAATCGCAAAACGAAGATCACCGACGAGCAGCACGCCGCGCTCACGGCCGGCTACGGCGACGATTTCTTCGCATCGAGCGACGAGCTCACGTCCGCAGAAGAGCGCGCGAATGCCGTCGCGGATCTCGCACCGCAACCGCTTGGCGATCCCAACAAAGACTTCGAAGAATACGAGCGCGCCGCCGCCGCGCGTGACGCGACGAAGAAGGCGCAGCGCGCCGCCGCGTTCGGCATCAACGCCGCGGGCGAAAACGCCGCACAGAAAGCTGAGCTCGACGAGAACGCGCAACTGCAGGTCGGCGACGGCGACACCGTGATCGGTGCTGCCGAAAGCGCGGCGCTCAAGCGCCGTAATCAGCTCGCCGCCGCGCGGGCAGCGAAAGCCGCGAAGCGCAGCGAGCGCGTCGGCGGCGCCGGCAACGATCCGTCCGATCCAACCGGCTCGAAAGCCGTCAACGGCGGCTCTTCAGATCCGAGCGCGTGAAAGAACTCGGCATCAAAACCAAGCGCGGCGGCAATATGCCCGCCGCGCCAGGCGCCCTCGTCAAGCGAGACGTGATCGGAGGCGAGGAGTGCTCTACCGAATCGTCGGCTATCATGCCGGCATCAAAATCCCGACCGCTTCCGCCGAAGTCGTCGTCGGCGAAGAAGGGCTCACAGAGCTGACTGATGACCAGGCCGACGAGCTCGCAGCCGCCGGCATGGTCGTCATCGAGCACTCATCGCCTCGATCGCGCTCGCGTGGCAAAGACGTAGCAGCGGACATGATCGGCAATGCGATCGACGCAGCGACCGATGCCGCGATCGCGGAGATCGTCGAGAACGAAGAGCTCGCGCGCGCGATCGCCGAGAAACACGGCTTCGTCCCATCCAAGCGCGAGCTGCTCGACAACACGCGCAAGGAATCGTCGCCGTGGTAGTATCGGCGCGCTCGATCGTCGGCGCAGTCGGCAACACGATCGCGCTCACGGGAAGCGGTCTTACTGGCGCAACCGCGGTCCTCGCGCAACAGGGTCCAGCCGATCCGCAAACCGGTGCGCCTTCGACCGTAACGACGTCGCTCGAGCTCACCGTCGCCGACGACAGCGATGCATCGTTCATTGTGCCGGACGGCGCGCTCACCGGATCACTCGTCGTCACGAGCGCGGACGGCACCTTGAGCGTGAGCATTCCGATCTCGATCGTTTCGCAGTATGTGCAAGTCGCCGAATATCAGGCCGCAGGCGAAGGCACCGACACGAGCCAGTTCACGAGCTCAGATCTCGACAGCATCTTGCGGCGCGCGAGCTCGTACGTCGATTCCTACATCGGCTATTCCGAACAGGGCGGCGTGCGCATCACGTCGCTCGTCGAGCAGCATCCGTGGCGCAAAGCAACGCGGCGAATCTATCCGTACAAGGCGCCGATCCGAACGGTCAACCAGTTCGTGATCGAGATCTCGCCGTCGGAAACTGCGACGTTCTCGCCCGACGATATCGTGATTAACCGCGACTCGCGATACATCGAGATCCTCTCGTACGCCGTCGCGAGCTACGCGCTCTTCGGCGCGATCTCGAATCTCGGTTTCACGGCGAACATCGTGCAGCTGTACTACACCGCGGGCTATTACGCCGCCGAGTATCCGCAAGCGATTAAGGACGCTACGACGATGACGGCGACGGAAATGATCGACTATGCGCTCGTGCAAAAGGCCGGGCTTGGCGGGCTCTCTCGCGTGCGTCAGGGCTATCAGCAGATCGATCGGCGCAACGAGCCCTTCGCGATCCCGCAGCCGGCAAAAGAAGTGCTGCGACCGTTCATGCGGCGGCGACTCGCGTGACGGCAACGATCTTGCGGCCCAACGTCGCGACGATATTGCGCAAAGGCGAAGGCACGGGCGTATCGATGAGCGGCGATCGGGTGCCAGCGATCCCGACCGTGATTGGCTACGAATTACCAGCGCTCATCGACGCGATCGCGAAAGGCATGATCCAGAGCGAACTCGCGGGCCCGATGGCTACGTCGATCTCGCACCTGCTCTTTCTTGATCCGCTGCCACTCTCGCAGATCCCGAGCGGCACGACGCCGGGCGCATTCTTCACGCTCAACGGCGTCGTCTATCGCCTTTCGGGCAACGGTCGATCGGCGATGCCGGATCTGCGCGTCGGCGACAAGATCGTCGACGAAGATTTCGTCGAGTATCTGGTGATGGCAGTTTCGGAGTACACGATCGTTCAGCCATCGCTGCAGGCCGAGCTCGCGGTCGGAAAGGCGTGGACTGGTCTGCCTTCGTTGCTCGCGCCGCCTTCGAATTCAACGCCGACGAGCGGATCTGGAAGCTACACAGGAGCGGGTGAGGGTGAGGGTGAGATCTTGACTACTGCAAATCTCGCGGTCGCTTCGGGATCGGCACCGACTGCCATCGTGACGCCATCGCAAGTGCCGGGCGCGACTTCGACCGCCGCTCATCTCTACAGCATCACCGTTATTCCGACGCCTGCGTGCCAAGCGTCGATCACATTTAGCGACGGCGAGAACGGACCGATCCTCGCGATCGTGCCGGCCAATTTCCCCGGTGGAGACGTGCACATCGCGACTCCAAAATTCTTCGGCACGAACGTGTTCGCAAAGCCGAACGGTCTAGCCCCAGCATACTCGATCGGAGTAGGTCCTTAACTCACTTAGCGTTCGGAAAGAGGTCGTCCAATGTATGATTCCAGCCAAGCCCTCGAAACTCGACTGATCGATGGGCCACTCACCACCGCCGGATCGCCCGGCTACATCACGCCGGCAACGGGATTCTTGCCGGCACTCGATGGTACCGACGGCGTCGGCACCAATCCCGGCACCGGAATCCGCGGTTGGCTTTCGGGCATCTACGCTCGCCTCGCCAACATTCTTTCACTCACGTTCACGAGCGGATCGCTGAACGTCGCAGTCACCTCGGGATCGGTTTCCGCGGCGACGTCGACGGCAGCCGTAGCTGCAGCCGCGACCGCAGCGGCGATCAAATCCACCGCGGGAACGCTGTACGGTCTCGTCGTCAGCGCGAGCGGAACCGTCGCGACGACGCTCACCGACGGAGCGTCGGGCAAAGTCATCGCCGTGATCCCCGCAAACTTCCCGCCCGGAGACGTTCCGATCTACGGCGGCGGTCGTCCGTTTTCGACGAGCCTGTACGCAAACACCGGTGCCGGCTCGCCTGCGTTCACCGCGATCTACTCGTAATTGCTAGGAGAGAACGCAATGAAAAATCGCATCACACTCCGCGCGCTTGCCTTCATTGCGCTCTCTCTTTTCATTCCGATCGTAGCGACCGCGCAATCGTACGGCTCCTACGGTCAGAACGTACAGATCGCGCAACCGACGCTGCCACCGCTCGGCCCGGGCTCATCGACTATCGGCTCGATCGGCAACTCGGCTTTCGGAATCACGGGCCCGCTTCCGGCCGGTACGAACAACATCGGCACCGTCTCGCTTTTCTTGCCGTACTCATCGGTGCCGTTCCCGAGCGCGACGCAAACGCCGGCAGCGAACACGGCGATCGTCGAAGCCTGCCCCGTCGCCGTTCCGACGGCGGTTGCGTCGGGGCAAGTCATCCCGATCACGTGTTCGCCCACGAACGGCGGCATCAATCTCGGTCCACTTACGGCGACGGTCGGCGAGCCGTACTCGATGGTCACGCAAGGGCAGACCGCACTGCAATCCTCCGGCGTCGGCATGGTCTGCATTTACAATTCCGCCACGCTGAGCCTCACGACCGGTCAGGCCGTTCCTTGCCAGACGACTTCAAGCGGCGCGATGCTCACGTATCAGACGAACGCGGTTCAGCCGTATAGCTACACATACTCGCAGACTGCGCTCCCCGGCTCGTTCGTCGGCATGGGCGGCTACAACGGAGCGTCCTTTAACCCGGCGTACGTCGATTCGTCTGGCATCGTTCGCGGAGCAACGTGCAATGTCGCCAGCACCAATTGTGAAGCTGTCGGAAATAATGGAGCGGCGCTCTACGAAGATGTTTCCGGCTCCGTCTCTTACGTGTCATCGACACCCGCTCTGATAGCCGCCGCTTCCGCTATTCACGTTATCGAGCGAATTCTGGTTACGACGGTTCCGACGACGACCGGGGCGCTAACTTGCTACGCTAACACGGCGGCATCTGGTCAAGTCATCGCCGTTGTTGCTACCACCGCCGAGGTTTCGGGCGGCAATCTAGGCCCATTCGAGCAGCTAAGCTCGAACGGCATCTACTGCACCGGAGGAGGCACGGGTGGAGCTTACACGATTTCTTATGAGTAAATTCACGCGGCTTCTACTCGGACTGATAGTCGGTTTTTGCGTATGCGCGCCTTTGCCCGCGATCGCGGGCTCGCCGACGATCCAGGTGCTCTCCGACACGTTCGCGACGCGCGCGGTTACGCCGACCGGCGCGACGACTGGCAGCTACGGGCCGCCCAATAGCAGCTGGGGCGTCGGCAACGGCTGGTACGACTACATCGGCTCGAACGGCTCGGTGCCCGGAACGGGCTGGAACATCACGAGCGCGGGCGCGACTTGCACGACGAAGGCAACCTTCGCTCACCTATTTCAAGACCCGGCGCTAACGACGACTCCGAATCAGCGGATCGTCGCGACGACCACGGCTGTGCCGGCGGCGGGCACGGCGATGACGTATTTCGTCGGCGTCAGAGGCACGTACAACACCGACGAGTATGCTCTCGTGCTAAGCATCACCGGCAATCAGGTCGTGATCGATCGGCTTTCGGGCGGGAACGGCACCGTAACGACGCTCATCAGCTCGCCGACCGTTAGCGTTGCAACCGGTCACGTCTACTCGCTCGATCTCACGGCGACGGGAGACGGATCGACGACGACGACCCTGACCGGCGTCGTGAAGGACGTGACGGCCGGAACGACGTTCGCAACGGTCTCGAACTCGGACACGACGCAAGAGCTTCAAAGCGGCGGACGCGTCTCGATCGGCGTGTACGACGGCGTGAGCGGCGGCTCGACCTATTCGTATTCGTCGGTGCAGATCTACTCCGATACCGCACTGTCGTACGGTTCACCGACGTACCTCGGTTTCATGGGTGATTCGCTGACGTACGGCCTATCGACGACCCTTCAAACCGTTCCAGACCTATTTTCGCGCATCCTCAACTCGCAAACGCTTAGCCAGCGGTACGTCCCAATCAACATGGGCTTCTCCGGGGCGAAAACGGCGGACTGGCTTAACTCGTCGCCGACCGGCTATATGAATGCGTTCGTCAAGAACATGAACGCGCTCGGCAGCAAGACCGTGTTCATCACGCTCGGGTCGAACGATGCGCTCGCCGGCGTCACGGCGGCGACGTGGCTTTCGAACATGCAGAGCATCGTCGCCTATCTTCAAGCGCAGATACCCGGCGTGACGATCTACTTCGACTTTCCGCCGTACTTCGATTGGGTTCGCTTCAATAACGCGTTCGGCACCGGAAGCGCGGCATCACTTCCGCTGCTGCGCACGTACAACTACGCCGCGCTCGTCTCGAGCGGCGTAATCATCGGCGACACGACGGCGAATCAAACCTTCGCCGATCTCAACTATCAGGGGCTCACCGACGGTGGCCATCCGAGCGATCAGGGCGTTCCGGAGCTCATGTTCCTCTGGCTCATGGCCTATCTGAAAAACACCAATCAGATTAGCGCGGGAACGAACAGCACGATCATCTTCCAGGGCCATTAGCGAAGCCATGATCAAGGCGGAGATAGTCGGCCTCACCGCCACGATCGGCGGCTTGCGCAACTTCGACACGCGCGTGAAAGCGCGCGCGTTCGGCGCCGTCGTGCGCGGCTTGCAGAAGGCGCGCGCCGCATCGCTCAAAGAGATCACCGCGGGCGATCATTCGCTTGCAGTTCTCGCGGCGATGGGCCATCCGTACGCGACGCGCCATCCCGATCCGCCGCACGCGGATCCCATCATCCACCAGCAGACCGGAGCATACGTGCGCGCCATGCGTGTGACGCCGCCCGTCGGAACGCCCGGCGAAATCATCGAGGGCCGCATCGATATGAACGGGGATCCCGCGATGAAGCAACTCGATCGCTGGCTGCAAGAGGGCACGATGAAGATGATCGCGCGCCCGTGGATGAAGGACGTGATGAACAAAGTCGGCGCCGCTATCGCGGACGCGATCATCGCCGAGCTGCGCGCCGCGGTCGAAGAGTCGAAGGCGAAATGATTGCGACGAACCCGACGACGCAGGCGCTGCGCGACGCGATCTACGCCGTGCTCACGGCCGTCCCGCTCAACTATCAGGTCGACGCGCAGCCGCTCGTGATCGTGCCGGCTGCGCAGATCGTGCCGAAAGCGATCTGGCAACTCGCGCAACATTTCGCTCCCAATCCGCCGCCGATGCCGGTGGTCGCGTTCGCGGTCGAAGGCGTACGCCGATCGTTCTCGCGGCGCATCATGGAACGCGAGCTGCGTCTGCATCTGTGGATTATCAGCGATGCATCGACAGACGACGTGACGATGCTCTACGAGGCGATTCGGGCGCGTATTTTCCTAGCAGACCAGGACGCTCCGCCGGGCACGGCGGACTTATCGCGCGCAGCGAGCTCCACCACGTTGCCCCTTATCGTTCGTGAATGCGTCGAAATCGAAGCCGGCATCCCCGACTTTAACGACGTCGATCAGCGATACGAGATGAAAGCCGAGTATAGCGTTACCGCGCTATAGATCCGACGGGAGTGGAGCTCATGTCATCGATCCTACAAAAAGATCGCATCATCTTCGGCACCGGGTACTTGCAAAAGTTTTTGCCGGGTGCCACGGGCCCCACGAACATCGGCATTCTTAATGACGCCTCGGTCGATCTCAAGATCGATCAGAAGGGCGTCTACGGCGAAGGCGCATACGCCGTCGCGATGGCGGACGGTCGACGCACGATCGATATCAGCTGCAAGAACTACAATCTCAACTTGGTCGACGTCGGCCAGGACTACAACGGCACCGTAACCGCAAGCGCGGACGCCGCCGTCGTCGGCGAAACGGGCATGGTCGCATCGGCAACGCCGTACACGGCAACGCTCGCCAACGGCATGAGCTTCGTGCCGGGATCGCTGCAGCTGACGGTCTACATCGTCGGCGCAAACGGTAAACCGTATCCGGTCACTTACTCGATCGTCGCGGCCGGATCCGAAATGGCCGGATCCGCTGCGAGCGTCTCGGCCCTGGGCGTGATCACGTTCGCGGCGGGCGATGCGGGCCTGATGTATTCGGCGACGTACGAATACACGAACACGAACGGCCAGAGCGTGCTGCTTTCGCAAACGTATCAGGATTCGACGCCGAGCTATCAGCTCAAGCTCTACAAGCGCGATCGCTCGCCGATCGACAACTCCGTCGGCTATCTCATCGCCGAGTTCTTCGCGGTGCGGCCGGCGAGCATGTCGCTGCCGATGAAAGAAAACGACTACGCGAACATGGATCGCAAGTTCTCCGCGTTCGCCGATCCCACGGGCAACGTCGCGAAGCTGACCTTCGTCAACGCGGCGGCATAGTGCCGAAGCGTCGTTTTAGCGCCGATCAGCGCGCGGAGATTCTCGCTCAGGTCGTCGGCAAGCCGACGGGCGTGATCTTCGAGTTCGGCGGCATGGAATTCGATCTCGTCGCGCTCTCCATGTCGCAGATCTCGGGCGTGCTCGACACGTTGCAGAAGTTCCCGACGGTCAGCAAAGCGATGCGCGGCGGCGGCACCGACGATGGCATCGCCACGATCGGCGGCGAGATCTCGAAGCTTCTGGATCTCGCGCACGATCTGCTGAAGCGTTCCGCGTTCTACGGCGAGACGCCGACGGACGATGACGTCGCGGTGTTCGAAGAGTGGTTCGCGGCGTGCTCGCCGATGGAGCTGCTTAAAGGGCTCGGGACGAAGGTCGTCGCGGCTGCGGGGTTGTCGAAAACGCAAAAGGACCCTACGCCAGCGCCGACGGCGCCGAGCGAGTCGGAGCCGTCGACTTCCACCCGACCCATGCAGCCGGTCTAGTCTGGGCGCACTACCGATACACGATCGCGCACGTGATGCACGAGCTCACGCTGGGCCAAGTGTATCTGCTCGTCGAGGACATGGGCGAGTATGTGCGGCTCACCAGTCCGTTCGGAAGCGGAGAAGAGAACGACGAGACCGACGACCGCGTACGCCAAAAATCGCTACGCGCTGATGAGCCGGGCGCGCTCGACGCGATGGTCCAGGCGGGCGTGAATCTCTTCCCGCGCGTCGACATCAAGAAGATCACCGATCTCAAGCAAGACGATCTCGACGCGCTACGCCGGCTGACGGAGCCGAACTAAAATGGCATCAAGCGATTCCGACCTCGCGATCCGGCTACGGTTCATCTCCGACGAGCTTGCGCCGGGGCTCAGCGCCGCTACCAATGAGGTCAAAGCGTGGGCCGGTACCGTCGTGCAGGAGCTCGACGGCATTAGCGAGCGCGCAGAGCATCTCAAAGATCTCTGGCACGATCTCTTCGAAGCGTTCCTCGCCTACGAAATGGTCGAGGGTCTGCTCAAGATCGCAGAAGCCGCGAACGAAGCGTCCGACCGTCTCGAGATCGCATCGAACACCGCGAAGAACATGGGACACGCGGTCGAGGCCGCGACGCAAGAAGCATGGCTGCAGAAGTTCGCGCAGAGCGCGCGTGGCGGCGGCTACGCGATCGCCGACATGCGCGATTCGCTTTCATCGTTCGCGACGGTCGGCGCGAACGCCGAGCAGCAGCAGCGCCTACTCGCCGATGCGACGGATCTGGCCGCCGCGAAAAACATCACGCTCGCCGAAGCGACCCACATATTGGTCATGGCGGCGTCGGGTCACGTCGAGATGCTTTCGCGCTACGGCATCGCAACCAAAGACGCCACCGGCAAAACGATCGATTTTGCGACGGCGATGGGTCGGCTTGAAGAATCGTTCTCCGGCGATGCCGAGATCCGCGCGCGCGGTCTTGAGGGCGCGATCGGACGACTCGGCAACGCGCTCGCGGCGATCTCCGACGGTCCGTTCGGTCAGGCACTCGCGGGAATCTTCGATATCCTCACCGAGTCGATCACGCATCTCTTCACGGCGATCTCGAAATTGCCAGCGCCCGTATTGCAGGCTGTCGCTGCACTAACGTTCGCCGCACTCGGATTCACCGCGCTGACGCTCGCGCTCGGCGCCGCGCAGTTGGGCGTCGGCATTCTCTCCGAGGCATTCGGCGCGATACGCGGCCTTCTGACGATTTTCGGCTCGACTCTGAGCCTAGTGACGGGTGGGCTCGGTATGCTCGCGCGTGGAGCTTCTGCCGCTGCAACAGGGCTAGTCACGCTCGCGACGGGCGAGGCCGCAGTCGAAGCTCCGCTGCTCGCAATAATCGCGGGCGCTGCGGCGCTCGTGCTCGTGCTCGATCTCGTGCTGCAGCATTCCGATCAGCTCGCGCGCGGCTGGCAGACGGTCACGTCGTTCCTTTCGATCGCATGGGGCGAGTTCGTCAACAACGTGCTCGGGTCGCGGGAAGCGCTGCTGTCGTTCTTCCGCGGCATCGTCGATTCGCTCAGCCCCACAACGATGACGGTCGGCATCGGCGAGCTCGCGTCCGCCGCGGCGATCTACATGCCGAAAACCACGGCGACGCTCTACAACGGCATCAAGAACGGGATCGACGCCGGCATCGCGTTTGCAAAATCGGAATGGTCGAAGTTCGCGAGCTGGCTGAGCTCGATCGTCGCGACGCCGAAGATCCCGAAGGCCGACTGGTCGGGTCTCGGCGGTCAGCAGAAGCAGCCAGGCGGCGATCAGAAAGCGATCGACGATGCGCTCGCGCTCGCCAAGGCACAGATCCAGGCCGCGCTCGATGCCGCGATCGCGCGCGTCGAAAGCGCGAAGGTCGCACTCGAAAGCTCGAGCACAAAGGTCGACGCCTACAAAGATTCACTGCCGGGCGGCAATCCGCAAAATCTCACGCAGGCGCTCGAGCTCTATCGTTTGCAGAACGACGAGATCGCAAAGGAACGCGATCTGCAAGCCGCGTTGCTCCTTCAAAAACAAGCATATATGACGGCGGCCCAAAAGGAATCGGCGCTCGCTGATCATCTGCCGGCGACGGATAAGGATCGCGTGTCGCATGCGATCGATCTCAACAAGGAGGCGACGCAGCATCGCCTCAGCGCACAGCAGACGGCGCTCGAATACGAACGCATCGACTCCGCGATCGCGAAGATCGGTCGCGACGGTCAGGCCGCATTCAAAGCCGTCGCCGACGAAACGCAAAAGATCGCGGACAACATCGCCAAGGCCGCGGCCGAAATGGCGACGCGCGGCGTGCGCGGCGATCAAGAAGAGCTGCGCATGCAGCGATCGGAAGCGGAGCGATCGGGGCAATTAACGCCGGCGAACGAGGCGCTCTTCGCCGATCGCGAGCAGCAGCTCGACGTCGCGCTCGCCAAGATCGCGGATGACCTTGCGAAGCGCGAACTCGAGCTCGCGCGCGAGAATGCGTACGCATCACCCGAAGAACTCGCGGCGGCGCAAGAGAGAGAAGAAGAGGCGCACTACAATCTGACCGTCGCGATCGATAGCGAACGGATGGCGCATCAGGCGTACACCGATGCGCTGAGCAAATCGCAGCTCAACCTCACGAACGTGATCGACACGCTCGCGGTTACGTTCTCGAAGCTCATCCCTGGCCTCAAAGTTTCGGAGACACCGCAGGGCGGGCTAACCGCGATATTCGACTGGTCCGCTTTGCTCGGCGATATCATCGAAAAATCGAAAGCGTACCGCGATGTGCAGTCCGAGGTAACGCAGGTCGTCAAGGTGCTCGCGCAGGTGCTCGATGCGTTTCGCCCCGTGATCGACGGCGTGCTCACGGTATTCAACGCGTTCGGAAACGCGGTGATCGATATCTACAACATCTTCGCGCGGCTCTTGCGGCTCATCGGGATTATGATCCCGATCCTCTCGAACCTCAGCGACAACTTCAACGCGCTCGACGGGAGCACGGCACCGCTGATTCAGGTCGTGCACGATCTGCCGACGCAGAACGAGCTCGCGAGCGGCAAGATCGCAACGCTCTCGACGCAGCCCATCGACGTCTCGCAAAGCGACCAGTGGAACGCGCCGATCACCGCCGCGCTGCAGAACTCGAACCTCGGCGGCGGTCTGCTCGGGATGCTCGGTCAGATTCTCGCAGGCGTCATCGCGCTCAAAGAAGTTCTTGCCGTTGCCGGCATCGGCTCGGGCCTCAACAGCGGCGGCGGCGGCATCCTCGGATTCTTCAAAAATCTGTTCAACATCGGCGGGAGCAATAGCGGCTACGGTGGCTATGGCCCCGGCAGCACACCGGCACCGGCAGACGGCAGCATTCCGGGCGAATACACGGGGCCGCTCGGGCCTTCGGACGCGGGCGATGCCGATATGGGCGATGCCGCGGCGGGGTCGTGGGGCGACGCTGCAGATGCGACGTCGGCGAACACTTCAGCCGTAAACGATCTCAACGATAGCATCACGACCGGAACGACGTCCTCGTCGAGCGGCGGTCTTACCGGCGCGCTCGGAAAAGTCACCGAAGGGCTACAAATCGCATCGGGCGCGATGGAAGTGTTTTCCGGGCTCAGCCAGGGCGGCACGTTTTCGGAAACGCTCGGCGGCGCGGGCGCGATCGTCGGCGCGATCTTCGGCGGTCCGGTCGGATCCGCGATCGGACAGGCACTCGGCTCGATCATCGGCAGTTTTTTCGGCCCACATCCGACGGCGGCCAAAGACCCCGACATGTTTGAGAGCCAGACCGGCTACGGGCAGACGATGGCCAATCTCGTCGGCGCGGGCAGCGCGTCGGCCGGCGCGAACGGAACGTCGTACAACACGCAGAGCTCCGTCACGGAGTTCATCCAGGCGATGGGGCTTACGCCGCCGAGCACCGCGCCCGGCGGCAATAACCAGAGCGCGTCATACGGCCTTCAGGCGATCGTCGACTATCTCGATAAGTTTTCCGCGAGCGCGCCGCCGCCCGGAATCAGCGCGTCGGAGTACGAGCAGATGCAAGGGACGCTCGGCACGGGGCAGATCTCGTCGTTTAATACGCGCCCCGGCGATCCGAACATCGGCGATCTCGAAGTCAACGGCAACGATACGACGTATTCGCAGCTCGGCAACTGGATGACCGAGATCATGAGCTCGTTCCAAGATGCCGTGCAGACCGGAAGTCTGTCGCTTCAGCAGACATTCCAAGAGCTCGTCGCGAGCGCGACTCCGGTGACGAACGGGCTCACGAACCTCGGCAATCAGCTCACCGCGGGCGCGGGCGTGACGACGTTGCCGTCGACTACCGGATCTTCAACATCATCTGCGTCCGAAGCGACGGCGCCGCTGACGATCAACATGGGCGATATCAACGTCGATCACATGCACGGCGTCGACGACGTGCAGGCGATTTCCGAAGCGCAAGCCGAGGCGACGCGCGTGCTGCTGCGCAGTCGGCCGTATCTGGTGACGCGATGAGCGTCGTCGGATATCAGGCGAGCCTCATCCAGTTCGGCGACTACGTCTTTCCGGCGGCGTTCTACGTGTCCGAACGCGATCAAGAGAATGATCTCGATGATCAGAAGATCCCGCTGCGCGACGGATCCGTCATCCCGATCGGATCGCGCAAAGCAAAGACGATCTCGATCGCGGGCACGATCGGTGGGCACGGCGCCGTCGATTCTTCGGGAAACTACATCCTCAATCGCGATCAGGCGACGGCCGAGCTCAACCTCATGGAGCTCGCGCTTTCGCAGGGAAAGCAGCCGTTGATCGTCGGCGACTCCGATGCGCGCGTCATCATCTGTCAGCGCAAAATGATGAAAGCAAAGCCACTGCAGGGCGGACGTGCGATGACGATCGACGTGCAGATCGATTTCGTTGCCGAGGATCCGCGGTGGCAGTCGGCCACGCTACGAAGCGGCGGACCGTTCGCACCCGGTAGCGAGACGATCACCGCGGTCGGCAACGCGATCGCGTATCCGATCATCACGATCACGGCCACGGCGAACAATGTCCCGTGTCCGGCGGTCAGCATCTCGCCGGCGGGATTCGGCGGCGTCGTTCAGGTCACGCCGACGCTCACGCTCGCCAGCGGCGACGTCGTCGCGATCGACTCGAACCCGCGCAATCGCCCGAACGCGATCATGTACAACGGCGTCGCGCGACTCGATACGCTCAGCACCGCGAGCGCGATCTTCAACTCGATCGGAAACGCGGAATTCTTTCCGTATCTACTCGGCGGCGAGAACGCCGTCGACGTCAACAATGCATCGTCGAGCGGCTTCACGTGGACGATCGTCTGGAACGATGCATATCTGTACTAGCGCGCGATCGCGCGAGGAGATCTCGTGAGCCTTTTCTACATGGACGGATTCGGCGGATACGGCCAGGACCAATTCGCAAAGCATTATCCGCTAGGCAGCCCGCTCAGTCGCGGCGGATCAATCAATCCAACCGGCGGCCGCTTTGGAACTCCGGCCTTGGTTTACGGAAGCGGCCGACCCGCTCAAGGCGACAACAACGGATATATGGACATTCCTAATCCGGTCGCGCGCATCATCATTCGCCTCGAGTTTTATATCGGAGCGTGGGCTCCATCGGGACAGAATTACAACACGCTTTTTGCGTTTTACGATCTCAACGGCAATCGAGTCGGAACGATCGAGTTCGACGAAGGCTATCTGCAATTTCGCTACGTCAATCCGAACTCGGGACAGCAAACGGTGGAGTGCGCTCAGACCTCCGGCGCGACCCTCAATCCGAATTCCTGGAACTACATCGATATCGATATCACGGCGGGCTCATCGAGCAACGGCACGATGACGTTGTACGCGAACGGCACGCAGGTCGCAACCGCGTCCAATATCACCACTTCAAACGATGCCGTCATCGCTGCCGTTGGCGGGTTCTGCTCGTCTGCCCAGGTGATCTTGGATCATTTCTGCCTCTACGATCCGACGAGCGGGCCGTACACCGGGATCCTTCCGCCGACGCGCGTGCTCACGGGATCGGTCAGCGGCAACGGTCGCGTGAACGCCTGGACGCCGAACGGCCAGTCCACGAATCACGCGTGCGTCGCGACGACCGAACCGAGCGATTCGCAATACGTGAGCGACGCGAACGCGGGCGATATCGACGACTACGCGCTAGCATTCGCGCCCGCAGACGTCGCGCTGTCGGCCGTGCTCGCGGTTCAAGTAACCGCCGTCGCGCGCACGGACGATACGCAGTCTCACACCGTCGAGATCGGCGTCGGCAACGGCACGACCGAATCGTTTGGCGCCGCGCGTAGCGTGCCCCAAAGCTACGAACCCTTGGTCCAGGCTTTCGAAACGAATCCGCTCACGTCCGCCGCGTGGGCGATCGGCGATCTCACGACGCTGCAGGCAGCCGTAAAGCTCGTCAGCTAGGGCCGTAGGGAGCGCACCCGATGGCCGTTAGAAACGCCTCTTCGTACGCGGAAGCGCTCGTCGCCGATACGTCGCACGCGCGTGTCGCGTCGATCTACGCGGAAGCAATCGTGGCCGACACGTCGCATGCGCGGGTGTCGTCCGTTTACGCGGAAGCGCTCGTCGAAGATAGATCGCACGCGCGCGTGGCATCGATCTACGTCGAAGCGCTCGTTGAAGGCGCAGTCATCGTTTCGGTCGCCGTGACGCCGCCGCAAACGACGCTGGGATACGCGAAGCAGCAGCAATTTAAAGCAACGGCGACGCTGAGCTCGGGTTCAACGCTCGACGTCACCGATGAAGTTACGTGGAGCTGCAGCGAAGGATCTATCTCCGGAACGGGTCTTTTCACTTCGGGTCCCACGAACAACGATACGGCGATCATCGCCACGTTCGTGCAGTCGGGACTGCCCAACGTGCTCGGTGTTGCGAACGTCACCGTCACCGACGATATCTTCTCGCAGCCGACTTTCGATTACGTCAATAATAGCGAGTTCGTCTGGGCCCTTCTGATCTACGACCAGAACGGCAAGCTCGTCGATATCCCGCAGGCCGATATCGCCTCGATCGACGTCGAGGACGTCATCAACGGCGGTAGCGCCGCCGGCACGATCGTCTTTCGCCGGCCGTTCAACACGATCGGCGCGCTGGGCTTCCGCTATCTCTTCCAACTCTTCATCTGGCAGCGCTACACGCCGCGTCCGGCTGATCCGTACTGGTCGGGGCACTTCACCGATTTCGAGCAAAAAGAACTCGATACGACGGGTGAGATTACCGTCACGTGCGACGGCGACTTCAAGCTGCTCGACGACGCAATCGTCGACGTCAACATCAATCCCGGCGTCGGCGGAAATCCGAGTCTCGACGCCGGCCAGTTCACGCTTTCGCTGCTCGATTATTATCAGTCGAGCGCGTACTTCGGATCTCCGACGGTGCCGCTGCCGATGTTCCCGCTCGAGCCGACGCAGTTCACGAACGTCGCGCTCGGCGATGCGCTCGACACAATCACGAAGATCGGCCGCAACGATACGACGGGCCAGCTCTTTATCTGGCACGTGCGCACCAAAGGCGATCTCACGCGCAAAGTCATCGTCGAGGCGGACCCCGATCCGAACGTCGATTCGAGCGTCAAATTCATCCATCTGTTCAAGGACGCGCAGCTCGTCAATTACGATGTGCAGACGAAATACGCGGACGTGTTCAACGTGGTCGCGGTGTTCGGCGGCCAAGACGAAAACGGCGCGCAGGTCTACGGCGTGTACGAGGACACCGCGTCGATCGCGGCGCTCGGCGCGGCGATCGAGACAACGCTTTCGAACTCGTCGATCTGCTCCGCTGCGGCGGCGGCAGCGTATGCGAAGAATCAGCTAGATCTGCACTCGTCGCCGGTCGCGACGGGTACGTTTGATCTGCTCACGCCGAACCCGGATATCTTAGCCGGCGTCTGGGTGCAGATCTGGGAAACGCCGCAGATCCCATCGGCGGAAGCCACGATCAAACAGGTGCGGATCTCCGACGTCAAGATCTCGATCAAAGGCGATCGCATCACGCAGACCTGCTCGCTGACGTCGCCGGTTCCGTACCTCGACGATGCGATCTATCGGCTTGGAACCGAAGTCGCGGTGCAAGCCGCGATCCTCAACACCGAGACGCCGGCGAATCGCCAATCGATCTATGTGCGCGCCGGCGGTCAGGTGACGTCGACGTCGTCTGATCCCGCTGAGATCACGACCTCGCCCGTCGAAGCCGTCTTTCCAAACGTCGGCATCGTGAACGCGGCGGGGTTCGGGCCCGCGCAACTCATCGATAATTCCGGTGGCGCGAACGAAGGCCAGAACGGCGACGGGCATTATACGCTCTCGATCACTTCGGCAGGCGCATACGTCGTCACCAAAGGCGCGACGCCGATGAACACGGCGGTCCAGCAAAATCTCGTTTCGATCTGGGTACAGGGCGGCGTCCCGTTCGTCACCGACGTGCGCACGCTCGTGTACGGCACCGCGTCCGATTCCGAGCTCACCGCGCCGATCGTCAGTTCCGTCGCGGTCACGGACGGTCCGGATACGGGATTTCTCACCACGCAGTTCGGCATCGACTTCACGCTGTCGTATCCGCTCTACACGTCGCCGTATCTCAACAAGTTCGTCGTCGACGTCTACGCAGCGACGAGCGGGGGCGCGCGCCGCTTGATTCCAAATGAGGGCGGCGGATTCGGGTCAGGATCAAGCACGAGCACCGCGGTTGTCGGGCCGCAGCGCAGCATCGAGATCGATCCCAACGACACGAACGCGTATAGCGTCGGGATCGCCCTCGCATCCGATCGCTTTTGGACTCTTGAGCTTCGATCGATTGATCAACTCGGTCGCACATCGGCGTCGACGATCCTCGCGACAGTACCGCAAGTCGTGCCGGCCGCTGGCGTGCGTTACCTCGATTCGAACGGCGCTGCAACGGCGACCGGCTTCGTCCCGATCGGCGGCGTCGTTCCGGCCGTCGCACGCATCACGAATACGTCGTCGCTAACGGTCGCGTTGCCGGGGCCGCTATCGGCTGGCACGTGGACCGTGATCGCGCGCGCATCGGCGGAAGTCATCAACTACGTGCTCGAGCTCACGCTTTCGGGATGCTCGATTTCGCAAGAAAGTCCGCAGACCAACGGACCTTCGCGAAGCGACGCACCGAGCTACGTCGAGATCATTGGAACCGCGGCTGGCGGCGACACGCCGAGCGTCACGCTTTCGTTCAACAACGCGAATAGCGCATCGCTCGAGCGCGGTAATCTGCTCGAGCTCGTCGCGATCCGCACGGCGTAAGTGCGCCGCAAAAATCCGCTGGGCCGATCAAGCGGAAGAAGATCGTTGCCATGGCGAAGCGACGAGCTTAGAACGCGGCTCCACACGAGTTCTCACCTTACGCTTAGCCTCCAGTCGGAGAAGAGACGCTTTGAGTGAGCCGATGGTCCTTCGACGCGATAGCGTTCCGCAAAGCCTTGCAGCTGTGGATTTCGTTACTCGCGCCTATTGGCGTGGGCGTGATGCTCTACTGCGAGATCGTGTTCGATCACTATCAGCACATAGGGCCGTTCGCGACGATAGCGGTGGCGGTGCTGGGAGCGACCAAACTGACGGCGACGCGTTCGTTTCTCGTGGAGCTTCGATCCACGAACCCACGAATTCCGACTCTGCGAATCGTGGTTGGCGATCAATCGGATCCCTCCGATCCGAGCCCCGAAAAAATATCATCATCACCGGAAGCGACCTCGTCGACGATGGCGCCCCAACTCCGATCCAAAGAGTTAAGCGGACCTACCAATCCGCCTTAGCCGCGGTCTGTGCGTGCGTGCTCGCGATGTCGCTCGGGTGCATCCTGACCTTCGGATTCTTCCATCGCATCCGCCCCGAGGGTTGGGTGTTCTGGCTCGTCACCAATCTCTTCACGTACATGATCTTTTCGCTCGCCGGCTACGCGATCGGCCGGTATCGTTTCGAGGACGTCGAGGTCGAGGAGATCTAGGTGCTCGCGTTTCGTCGCCCGACCTGGGCGGAGTATGCCGTGATCGCGCTCGCGATCGGCACGGCGATCCTCGGAAGCTATGTCCATTCGGCGCTCGTCACATCGACGCTCGCGATGAGTTCGCAGCAGACGTATTCGACGTGCGTCGCTCGGCGCCGACAAGAATTTCTCGCGTTGCAAGCTGTGAAAGATCGCGTCGAGGACGCGTGGTTCGACAAGCTCGCCACGGCTGAAATTCTGCCGATTCTGAGTCCCGCGCGGCAGACGATTCGCGAAGCGGCGTTCGCGCAGCGCAGCAAAGATCAGGTCTACATCCGCCGCGAGCAAGCCCGTCTTTCGACACTTCAATGCTGA